CAACGATAATCAGAGCCTCCATAAGGCCCGTGTCGCGCTCCGGCGTCATGCCGCGCTGCTTCTCCATCTTGGTCTGACGCTTCTCAGACCGCTTCATGCAGACCTTAAGTGCCTCGTCCTCAATACCACTGAGGATAAACACAAGCCTAAGACGCTTTACCTCGACATCGCGGGTAACAGTCGTCTCAGGCTCAGAAGTCAAAAAGAAGTCGAGAGTAGAGGGGCCACCAGCGACCGACCCCTCTACAATCTCAACGTCATCATCTACAAAATCGCTCATATCTCGCCTTTACGAACGGGTTTTACTTAACTACGGCTGCGCAATCCACTTGGAGCCGTTCACGTCCTCGTACTCCCACGTGAACTGCATCTCGGTCTGACGCATCTCGGTCAGTGAGAATCCAAGAGGAAGGGTCCACCACTCGCAATTCTGAAGGACGATCTCCTCCAGACCCCACGAATCGGGGTCATCCAACTTGATGTGCAGCGAGAACCGGTTAAACCAGTTCAAGCCACGGTTGGCAGCCGAACGGCGCTCAGCCAGCGGCTTGTTGACGGCGGTAATGAACTCACGCTCTAGACGCGAGTCAACCTTGTCAAACGTTAGCGTACCTTCACGGGTCACACGACCGCGCTTGTTGTACGTCTGCACAGTACCAGCGGGGTTCACAGGCTTGCGCTCAACGGTAATGGTGCCGGTGACGTTCACCACATCAGCCCACCACTCAACCCCGTTGCCACGGTTGACCCAGACCTCGCCATACATTCCATCAATGCGCTTTTCAGCCGGAATGATCGAATTGGCCATTTAATTCACCACCTTTCCTGAATCGAAGTCTTAGGCTAGGACGATCGTGTTGAAGATACGCTCAATAGCCTTCACAGTGGAGACACCGTACACAAGGTACAAGGAGTCGCCCGTGTTGTCCTCACTCGTATCAAGTTCCACCGACCACCCGGTGTTCACAACCGCAGCGTCCTCGAGCCTCTTGAAGTAGGCCGAGATCCCGGAAATGATCACCGACTGGTAAGCGGGAACATTGATGTTATCGCCACCGAGCCAGCCGTTGTTAGCGGCGTTAGTGAGGTCCGACTCGATCTGGTGGTGAGTGCGCACCGCCTTGATCTTGCCAAACTCACGACGAGGCTTCGTCGGAGAGTTAGTCGTGTAGGTCGTCATGTCCTGATGAACGCGGGGACCCACGGAATCGCTGACGAGCATCACAGTACCAGCGGCGTAAGCCGTGGCAATGTTAGATGCCGTCGGAACAACCTTAAGCGTCACATCGCTGAAACGCTGCTGGGTGATCGAACGAGAGACACCAGCGTCGGCAATAGCACCAGCCAAGCGCGGAGCAAACTCGGCGGTTGAAATAGTGTTACCGTCAAGGTCGTACAGATCGGTGTACCCGAAGTTGACCACGTTCTCGTTGTTGGCACCCGTAGAGCGAGTGTTGGCATCCGTGATCGTCTCACCAGCAGAGCCACCAATCACCAACATAAAACGCTGACCGTTAACGTTGCGCGAAATTGCCCAACTTACCATGGCCGAACGGATCGTCGAGTCCGTTAGGTTGGCCGGAGACAGAATGTTAAAAGTCTGGCTCTCGGCAGCAGTCTGGAAAGCAGTCCACTGCGTACCCGTAAGCGTGAGGCCGGAATCACCCGACACGCTGTTGAACGAAATACCGCTTACGTTCGCCACGTCGGTAGCAGCACCAGCAGTAACCGTGAAGAACGACGAGACGCTATTGATGGCTGTTGCCCACGCAGCGGGGCTTGAAGCCGATAGGCCGCTGTAACGCTCAACCTCGACACCACTCTCATAGAGAATGAGGTCCTTGGTCGTGTTATCGATGATGTTGGCCTGCACCGTCACGGTCCAGTTCGCCGGGCGAGCGCCTGGATACTTGGCCGTGAGCGTCACGAAGGTAGTCGTGCTACCAGCGTTCTGCAGGATGCGCGTTGCCGTAGCAGCGCTGGTACCAGCCATGCGATAAGTTAGAACCTGAGCAGCGCCGGGGCGGCTACCAAGACCCTTGAGTGCGCCCAGCACAGCGGCACGACCCGTGCCGTTGGTGGACGAAGAATAGATCGCGTCGTACTCCGCAGCGCTGGTCACAGTCTGGAAGGTCCCCACAGGACCCCAATCAGCCGTAAACGGAACGAGAACCGTACCGTTCGTGCCACCGTTTACGACAGCAGTGGCTACCGACTCAAAGTTGACATAAAAACCCGGCGAAGTCGGAGGCGATAGCGGATTGAATGAACCGCCAGCCATTTAGCCCTCCACTTCCATCTTGTGGTTTAGAAACTTCTTAATCTGGTCCGCGACCTCTTCCTTGGACAACGCCTCGTCATCCGAACGGTCACGAAGTACGTACTCCACAAGCCAAGCGGGCTGACCGTGTAAAGCCTCAGCGTGTAGAACATGCTCAGACTTAGGCCAAGTGCCTACGCTCGGCTTAGGCTCTGCAGCCTTCTCAGGCTCTTGGCTAGCCTTAGCCATTTATATTCACACCCCTATCTGGAACGACTCGACTACGGTGCCTTCATACTTGGGGCCAAACGACCTCTTACCTTCAACGCTTAGATTGCACATCACAGCATCAAGAATTAACTGACAAGTTGATTCTAGAACCCTCAAATGGTAATCAGTTGCCACAGGCGACTGAGGATCAGAGTAATCCCAAACAGGGATTCTGTTGCTCTTCCAAACTAACGCTGCCAACTTGTCCAGCGTGTCCTGCGCATTAATAAAGCCGTCAGCGTAGTAAGCAATCACGAAATCCGTAATCTGAAAGCCCACGTACGTATTGTGCTTCTGCACAGAACTATTGACCATGGTGATCAACATAAAAGGGCGCTCCAAGAACACACCCTCGACAAACCTCCGCCTGATTTCAATGCCAGGAAACATACTGGCCATATACCGCTGGACCGAGTAATGCTCGGACGACAGGGGTACATCGTCAAAGGCAGACGAGAAGGTAGTCATTAGTTTTTATGATAGCAAAGATCCCGGACAAGGGGTTGCTATCGGAACTTCATCGCCTTGATCTCGACGGCATTATCCCGCGCCCAAGCGCCAATGTAAGGACTACCCATCAGAGAAGCCCTTGGACGCAAGACGCCTACAGACCGGGTGAACATATACACAGGCTTTGTTCCTGGATGTTCAACATAAGCAGAAAAGCGCTTGCTGCCACTGCCGGTGAAGTACGCCAACACGCCACCGGCTGTCCTCGGCTTAATGATGTGCGGGTTCGTGCCGTACTCCACGTAGGGGGCGTACTCCACGTTGGTGGTGACCGACCACACATGGTGATTGGCCTGCTTCCACTTGCCCTTCTTGTCTTTCTTGATCGAACGCTTTAGATGCCCCGTTGGCACGGAGATGGCCTGCATGGCCCTCGGGGGAGTCCATCGCACGCCTACCGGGGTGCGCCGCTTGATCTCGTCCTCGAGGGCGCTGGCAATGCGACGAGCGATCGCCGGGACGACCACATCGTGCATTTCCTTCTTCTTGCGGTCTACAAACTTGCTAGGCTTTTCTGTCTCCCAGCGAACAGCCATTTAGACGTTGGCTGTGCGAACGATGTTCACACTCTTGCCGATCACCACTCGCTTCTTGCGGATGTACGTCGGCTGATCTACCACTATCCAGATGCCGTGAAGGCCCATCTCCTTGGAATCTATCTCAACACGGTCGTTGTAGTCGAGTTCGAATTCCACGGGCATCAACATCTGTGCCTGCTCGCGGTTCTGAGCGGCTTCGTTGTTGGAGCGAGTCTCGCTTGAGTCGGGCGGAGTGATGCGGACCTTGTACCACTCACCCGTCTGGACCACCTGCTCCGACTCCCCCAATTGGGGATTCCGATGACCCACAAGACGGTGGACCCGCCTAGCACGATCAACGAAAGTCGAACGAAGCGACACCTAGAACCACCAACCCCCACGCTGGGGGTAGAGGTTGTCGGCAGGAGCAAACCAATCTGTCTCCTGCACGTACTCCATGGGCACTGGCTCTCCAGCCAAAGCCCGAATCTCGTTCTTGCGAGCATCCGTCATCAGATACCACAACTTGCGAGCGATCTCCGGCGACGTGTTGGCCATGCGAGCAAAT